TGTTGAATAATATCTCATTATCTAAAGTTTTTAAATCCTGATCTTCTCTTCTTAATACTTGTTTTACTAGCTTTACGTCCAATATTACTAAATGGACTATACTTTAATTTAAACAAATTTTGGGAATTATCCAAGGGTTTTACGCTATCAGATTCACGTCTTTTACTATATCCTCTATTTGATTGCTGCACTTTAGCAAAAGCAATTAGTGCACAGAATGAAACCATTCTATCTACGTTTAAACCAGGGTAGTATGCTAGCATCTCTTTAATTAACATAGGATCTGGTATTCTTTCTACACCAAATGTCTGTCCAGTTACTTCACCATTTTGATCGGTTTCTTCATCTGTTACTTCTCTTAAAAACTCTAGACCGTATGATATTAGATGGCTTTTAAATAATGTTCCAGTATTCTTCCAACCATATTCTTGATATACAGTTCTATTAGATCCTAAGTCTTTTAAAAATAAAATCTGTTGTTTTGGTACAAGGTATTTTTGTTTTCTTCTAGATATCATATGTTGAATAAACAATGATATGTTATTCTCTACAACAGTCCAAGCATTATACCATTCAACAATTTTCTCTAACTGCTCATGAGTTTTGTTAATGTCATCATATCTACCACACCAAGAAGCAACAATTTTATCTCTTTCTATAAATGTTTCAAGCCCGTTTGATGTTTCTCTTGTAACCTCAACCGGATTTTTATAAACAAAAATACTACATAATGAGTCTGATGTAGTTGTTTTTCCTTCTGACACAGGGTCAATAGATGCATAGTAAGTTCCAAACTCTGGATTCTTTGTAGGTTTCTCCCATACAACTAAAACGCCTGTTTTATCTGCTTGTTTTTTATTTACAGGAAACTGTGATATAGGTAACTTGTTTGACTTCTTAGCAACTATTCCTTTTTCATCTCTTTCTAATTCAATAAAATCATATGAATATTCTTTATCTTCTATTCTTTTAAGTTGTTTAGATAATAACCCTTGAGGAAATATTGATTCCTTTCTGTAGGCAAATCCTTCTGCAATATTAGTTGGTTTCTGAGATATACGTAATTGATACTGTTCAGGATTTAACTCATCTTTCCATTTTTCTCTCTCTGTAAATATTGCTTCTAGTGCCTCTTCTATTCTAGAATTACCATACTGATCTATGTGTGGAGGCATAGACCATTGTTCAGGTATAAATAAACCAGATAAACCTATTGTACCATCTTTATCTAAAAGATTACTTTCTACTGCGTATATATCATTTACAGTAGGATTTAATATCATTTCTTTTAAAGGATTACATTGATCTAAATCACCCACTGATCCAGCTGCTATAAAAACACCTGTAGTCAACATCCCTGATGTCATTGCTGGTCTTAGATATTCATATGTATCCATCATCTTAGGTGCAATACCTGCCTCCTCATGAAAGAAGTATGTTGTAGGTCCACCAACACCAGTAGTAGCATTTTTCTCAAAAGATGCTCCTTGTATTTTGGATTTTAATCCTCTCTTTGTTTTTCTATTACCAACTTTAACTTCTATCTGTTGTTGCCAAAGTAAAACTTTTTCCGGATTGCTAGGTCTGTACCAAGCTGTATGCTCATTTAAGAAATCTTTATATTCATCTAAAAATTTCCAAGATCCTTTGTCATTAATATAATCTTTTAATGATGCACCTATTTTACAAACACTACCAGCTTCAAACCAATACTGGTTTATAATTTTAGCCATATGAAAATATGAACTTGCAATCTGTCTTTTCTTAAATATTGCACAATGCTTATTATGTAATTCTGCTAGTATCTCATAAAGTGCCATATGATATTGAGCATCTCTTACTTTAGCAAACCCGTATTTCTTTTCTTCTTTGTCAAAGATTGGTAAGAAATTTAACCACATATAATAATCTCTTGTTAAGTACCAAGTCTTATCTCCTGATTTATATATAACACCTTCTCTACATTTATCTTTTTCATCATTCCAATACTTAATAAAATCTTTTGATCTAAATGGTTTATCACAATAAAAACCTTTGTCATTAAAAGTTCTTGCTTCTTGATTAAACTTAAAAGATGTTTCATCAAACTGGTATTTACCTGGTTCTTTAAATAAACCAACTAAAAAAGATTTAAACTCTTCATCACTCATGGCGGTTTTTGTCCACTCACCATTATCATATGTTGGTATACTTTTCATTAATCTTTTAGAATAGCAAATACATCACCTTCATTAATAAGATAGTGTTCTTCACCATTGTGTTGCATCTTTATAGTAGCTGCACTGTCACTATACTGTATTACATCATTTGGTTTTATCTGTGCAACACCATCCCCAACTCCTGCCACAACTCCTTTAGCTTCTTGCTTACGTTGTGATTCAGGAATTAATATAGTTGTTCCTTTAAAATATGCTGCTGCTTCTTGCGGTTTTACTAGGATCTTTCTTCCTACTGGTATTACTTTCATTTTTTTAATTGATTATAGTTAATATTAATATTCTCTATTGCTTTTCTTATAAACAAAGAACCTCTATTTCTGTATAAATTTATTGTTTGACCTTTCAAGTTTTTTACTTTTACAGCTCTAGAATCTAAATTTGATATTTTACAATTAACAGATTCTTTGTCATAAACATTACGCCAATATTTTTCATCTAATTTTAATAAATTAGTTATATAAAACATTTCATCTGGAACTCTAAAATCTTCAGTTCTTAATGACTTAAGATTATTTAGAATCATTTTAACGTGATGTCTTTTAAGTATAAAAAACTGTGATGCCTTATTTCCTGTTTTTTTAAGTTCATAAGTTTTAATCCAGCTTTCATTCTTTTTTATAATTTGCCAATATACTGAATCATATCTATATAATGGTAATGAATCTCCAGATAATAAAATAAAGTATTCATTCTTAGGATCTTTATAAGCTTCAGCTAATAATGCATTTGAAGCATCAACTAAACTTTTACTAAATCTACCTTTTGTTTCAACATGATTCTTTATTTGTTTTGTATGTATAAAAGAAGTACCATCTTTATTTTTAACATTACTGTATATATTACAACTATCTTTACCCTCTTTAAAAAATTCTTGCCATATATCTGTATTAGATAAACTATTATAGCACATAAAACAAAAGGCTAATTTTATATTTGGATCTGGTTTGTCACAAATAAATTTTTCTTTATCTTTTATAAGAATTCTACTATAGCTACTTATCTCTTTTGTTCTTGGTATATCTAACTTATCTGCTACTTTATTCCATACATACGCTCTAGTATCCCATCCATCTCCTCTATTAAGCTCTCTTATCCCATCTTTCTTGGTATTATCTTTAGGGTTTGTACAAGTTATACTATCCACTATAGCAATATTTTTCAACTCTTTATCTGTATCTGCAACCCATCCAGCTAATGTATCAATACCCCAACCAACAAGCTGAGGTTCAAAATATTTCATTAACTTTATTAATGTCTTTTTATTTAAAAGCATTGTGTTAACTTCTATATAATTACACAATCTTATAAAAAATTTAGGTTTTTGTTTGTTGCCTCTGTGTGATATCTTACTAAATGCATCAAATGAAGGACCACATATATCAAAATCCATATATTCTGATATTAGAAACATTTCATTAATTTTATCTGTAGATATCCTTATATCATCATCAAGAATAAAGAATCTTTCATAACCAGATAAGTCTTCAGAATTATAAAGCTTATAAAAGTTTTGAAATTTATAACCCTTAGATCTAACACATTTATCTAGCTTTTTAGCTATAGTATTATACCTATTATCATCATCACCATAATATGTAGCCCAAACATCATAGTTTCTATTATCTTCTAACCATAAAGAATCAAAAGAAGTGTTGTCACCAAATGATGTGTAAACTAAATTTTTACTATTCATCTACTTCTTCTGCTTCCAAAAAATATGTTTCTATAGTTGCTATTCTATCATTAGCACTACATAATAAATCTAATGCTTTTGATGCATCTTTCATTACATCATCTGCTGTATGATCACCAATACCAACCGCTTTATTTACTAATAAATCTAATGCCATCAAAGCCTTTTCTTTATCTGCAGTTGCTTGTGCATGTAATGCAGAAATTAATTTAATATTTGTCATAATTATTTTTCTTTTAATTTTAATTTATCTAATTCAAATTGTAAATGATGCATAGCCTTTTCTATACAATCTTGTGGTTTTTTATGTTTGTTATTTGCTCTTAACAAATAACTAACAGCTGTACCTAAATTATATGACAATTCAAAATCTTCTACAACTTTTCTAGCTTCATACTTATGATATTTGCCAATGTAATATTCTGGTATTTCTCTACTCATTTTACTAGTCTTTTTTCCAAGAACCACTTCCACCAAATGCACCTAATCCTTCACCTATTCCTGCTGCAGTAGCGTTACCACTAGTACCCCAAGTTACTTGACATACACCTCCATCTTCTGCTCCAAATGCAACACCAAATGTTGTAGCTTTCAATAAAACATCTTGATTACCATAATAGATAACACCTTCACAAGTTAAATCTCCAACACCTACTCCACCTGATCCACCTTGAAACTCATAAGAAGTTGTTCCATCATTAAACTCTACAGTTACATGTGCATAAAATAAAAACCCTTCTACAGTAATTGTACAAGGATGACTAACAACACCATCCGTATCATCAGTAAAACTTTGTACTGGACGTTGATCTAATACTCTTTGATTACCATCACTATCTGGTGTGTTAGGATTAATACCGTGAGCGGCAAACCATTTCTCTGCTCTTGCTCTTTTTTCTTTTTTATTCATAATAAATTTTTAAATATTTCACTTTGTTTTAATTAATCTACATCTGATCATAAGCCAGTCCTTGACCACCTCTTACAGATGTTTGTTGTTCATCTTGCAAATCTTTATATGCTCCTTTAAATGATTGTCTAATAGCATCAAAGTCTTTTGCAACAGCTCTTATTTGGCTTATATTACCGTCTCTACCGTCCGTTATTTGTGTGTTGGCCATATATGTAGCCATGTTGTCTAAAGCCTTCTTAATTCCAAGATATGCCCTGTGTGTAGGTGACTCATACATTGCCTCACATCTATCTAGGGCAAACTTAATCTTTGGATCTTCTACAGAATCTTCTAAACCTACCTCTTCTATAATGATTTCTTCTTTATCATTTTCAGGTAGATGAAAGAAAGGATTCATATCTGGACTAGGACAAGTCATATAAAATAGATATTTATATATACTCATGTAACTGTCAGGATACTCATCCATTATAGACTTTAAAAAGTCTAAAGCATAACAATGCTCTGTAGGTACTAATTCAGAGTTTTGTATATCAAATAATTTTACTATCATGTTATAAGTGTAAAATTAGGGACTTGAGCAATTTTTGTGGCAAAATCTGAAGGTGTCATATCTATATAAACAAATGGTACCATACCTCCACTAAGAGTGACTTGAGTAACATTAGGTTCATATGAATTACTTTTCAAATTTTTGGCTGCCTGAAAACTAACTACTTTTACTAAATCTACATAGGTAGGTCCTGGTATAGATGCAAATCTATAGATTTGATATTGATTAGGTGAACCAGGTATTAGTTCAGTTTGCAGTTCCATTATTGTACAATTTAGATATACGCTCATATTATTTATTTTTTAACCAATTAATTAATGTTTTTACTTCAGCTTTTAAATAAGGCACTTCATACATTATAACCTCTTCTAATACAGGTTCACCATCTATATGCTCATTTATTGGATAACCATTCTTATCCTCACCTAATTGTTTAAACTTTACATGCTGTAATGTAAGCTTACCCGGTTTTAATTTAGGATTGTGTCTTAATATAATATACAGATAAATTGACATTTGTAATGAATAATGATTAAAATTACAATCATCCAAATGTGAAACTGGATTATACATTTTGTTTGTAATACCTTCCCAGTTTGTAAATCCTTTTGTTTTAATTTCTTTATTTGTTTTGTAATCAGTAATATTTACAACACCGTTTACAATCTCAACTAGATCTGCTTGACCACAAATGCCTATAGAATTTAAGTAAACAAAATGTTCTGGATATACTCCATCTAATAATTTTTGTTCTGGTGCTATCTTATCACCTGATTCTTCATCAAATAATGGTCTTATAATTGGTACTTCAATACCAGATCTTTCTATAGTTTCAAAATTTAAAAGATCAGCTTCTCTTTGGTTATGATAAAAGTTACCTAACTTTATTGCTCTTTTAGATTCATTATCCCATGCTTCTAAAATTTCTTTTGGTTTCATCCCATACCACTTAGATCTCTTGTTTTTAGATGATTTAGCTGCTTGACCTTTTGCATCAAACTGAGGTTTAAACATACCAATAAAAGATGTAACACTAGTCCAGTCTATTTTTTCTGTACCAGTGCTTTTATATATATGACCTTCTTCTTTAAATATTAGTCCCATTGCCCTATTAATTTTGCTACTTCAGCACCAAACTGTTGGTCATTTGGATACTTTTTTCTAAGATCTTTTAATTGATCCTTAATATTATTATTATTAGTTATTTTAGCTTTCCAACCAAAAGTTTTATCTTGTCTTAGTTTATTTAAATCAGCCATTTTCTATTTGTTCATTTATTAAATCTTCTTGCTCCTCTGTTACTAATGCCTTCCATCTATTGTCAGGACAATCAGAAGATAAACTTCTAGTCTTAAGACTTAAGCTACAACCGCATTTACTGCAACAAGGTTGTGTTCCAGGTACTAAACAATTACTTCCATCTTTATCTAAGTGTGGGCACTTTTTACATATAGTCCATCTTAAAGCTGCTTCTGCTTCAACATGTTCTTTTTTAAAGATCCTATTGTTTATACCTTCCATTATTTCTAATGGATTTCTAAATGCACCTAAAAATTGATTAAGCTTCATTTTTACTTTCTTTAAACTTTTTCTTTTCTTTAATTGCTTCTTCAATCATACTTAATGCATTTTCTTGCATCTCTAACTTATTATTAACAGCATGTGTTTTTTCCATTCCATTATAAGTTCTTTTTCTAAGGTTACCTAATATACTTTTATTTTTCTTTATTGCTTTTTCAATCTTATTTTTCTTCATTGAAAAAGTACCTAAACCTTCAACATAAATATTTACAGCAGTTAGATTTCCTAAAGCTTTTCTAACTTGTGAATAATAATATGTTATAAAATCATCTACTACTTCTTTATGCACACCAACTTCTTCAGCTATACCTTCTTTAAAGTCATTATGGTTCTTTGGTTTCACAACTAAAATTTTTAGTATATATATTCTTCACCGCCTAGTATCTTAATATCTAATAGCACAAGACCTTCTGATTGCACATTAATATCTTCTGCTATATAAATATTCTTTTTATTCTTACCTTCTTTATTTAGTAGCTTCTTTTTTTCTGCTTTACTAATTGCATTTCTTGCTGATTGTTGACTTTTAAATATTTTTTTATCAGTAACACTCTTGCAAAATACAGGTAATTCTACTCCAGGATTCTTAGATAGTTCCGCTAGTAAATCTAATTCTGACTTACTAATGTGAATATCATTAAAGAAACAATACGTAAGTATCTGATACTTAATAACTTGCAGTAAGCTAACCTTTACTTTTTGTTCTACTTTATTTACTACTGCCATTAGAAACTCATTATTATGTCTACAAGTCTTGGATCTGGATACACATCCATCTTACCTTTTCTTACATTAGTATGTGATAATAATCCTTTTACTTTACCCTCATATGCATCTTGATGAAATTCAAATGCTTTTATAGGCCCGTATTTTTTTATCCATTGTTGTAAACCTATTCTCATATCTATTTGATCTCTATCCTCTATAAACTTTAAAAGAAGTCCAACTTCTTCTATTTGTTTATCAGAATATTTATGCCAAAACTTTTTCTTTTTAAAAGGAGTATCTAACTCAATGACTTGTGATTCAATAGCTTTCTTTCCAACATAACTTTTATGTTCACTATCTAGATAACCTATTGAGCATATTTCTATACCAATAGAGTGCCTGTTCATATAACCAGAACCAGTCTTTCCTAAATGCCAACCATAACCAGTTTCAGGAAATGCTTGAACCATAATTCCATCATACTCATCATCTCCATTTCTATAGTTCTGTCCTCCCAAAACAAATTCTGTAGCAACACGTCCTCTGCTATCTCTATTCCAATGATCTATACACCTATATGGATCTGATCCACCAGCTGTATGATGTAAGAAAAAATACTCATTCTTTCCAGGTTTTTTATCTAAATATTCACCCTTACTTAAATAATGTCTATGAATTCTCTGACCAAATTTTGTTTCAAAATATTGTGAATCTGTATCAGTATCTTCTGCAATACCTGTATTAGGTAAATTATGACCATGAATTAGTAGACTCCATGTTTGGTTTCCTACTATTCCATCTGGTTTTAAATCTCTTGCTAGTTGAAAAGCTATTACTGCTTTTTCTGTTTGTGGTCCAAAGTGACCATCAACTTGTGTTTTTAAAATACTTTGAAGTCTTTTTACTTCATCACCTTTTGATCCTTTTTTGATTAATTTCATTAATTACGTTTTAAAGTTTTTTTACTATCTGTTGAATCTTTTACAGAATCAAAATCTACAGAAGCTTGAGAAGGACCTTCTTTTTCTTCCATACCTTGATATGCTTGAGCTTGGAACATTTGAGCTTGTAATCTCTTAGCTCTAAGTTCTTCAATTTCAGTTAGTAAGCCTTCATATTCTTTTTGAATCTTAAGATGCTTAATGTTTTCTTTGTAAAAATTAGAAACTTCTTGCTTACGCTTTGCAATTTCTTCTTTAGATAGCTCTTTTACATCTTCTGATGCTGCCGGCTGAGGCATTTCTTTGACTTGTGTCATGATATTGATTTTAAGTTAATACTATATAACAAATATACAAATAAAGTTTAAATAATAAAAGTTTGAGTATTACTTTTTAGAATGACCTACCCATTTAGAATATATATACCTCTGTAAGTCTGCAGGTAATAAAGTGGATGGTCTAAATGCAAATTCACTTGCATATATGTCTTGATCCTTGACAAGGAAATCTATTCTGTAGAAATCTAACTTCAGATCCTTACTAATCCTTTCTATCTTGTTATAGGTATTATCCAGATTAATATACTCATTTTCCTGATGAATAAAGTTTTCTCTGTGCCATTCTTTTGATCCACGTCTTAAATCTGCAATAATTGGTGATCCATAAAGAACAAATACTTTTAGTTCATAGTCATAGTCTATGTATTCTTCTATTAGAATACCTTTCCTGGCTTCTTTAAGCATTAATGGTTCAGTAGGTCTAGCTGATTTTTTTAAACTCTTATTTAAGCTTTGATTGACATGCTTCACATTATCATCATTTATAAATACACCATCACTTTCTGAAAGGTGCGCTGGTTTGGCAACATATCTATTAATTAAAAACTCCTTAAGATCTTCTTGTTTTTCAGTATAGTGAATTACTTTAGGTACTTTAAAGTTATACTTTACAAAGCATTCTTTAGCATAATACTTATTATTTAATTTTTTTAATACATCACACCTAATTTTATTTCTTAATTTTAATGTATTGTAGTAGTCTCTTTTAAAACCTACTTTATACTTGTCTAAAATTTCTGAAAAATTAAGTAATGGAGTATAATTATTACTCATAATTGTTAATAGTTAACAACGTATCTTTTTTAATTGATTTGATAGATATTAGTGTTTTTTTACCTTGACTTTTAATTAATTTACAGTTTGACTCTTTATCTTTAGTTAAAAAGCCACCAAGTGGATTAGCAACATATCTATCTAGATACTTCACAAAATTATGAGTTGTTCCAAATTCATTAAATATTTCTATGTCTTTGCTAGCATATAATCTATCTCCTTTTAAATACACATTATCTGGAAGAGGTCTATAGTGTTTATTATCTTCTGTATCTGGTTTTGTAGGATCATACCAAGTATACTTTAAAGTTATCTCTTCACCTTTTTTTATGGGACGTAATGCTTTAACTTCTGTAATCATACCCACTCCATTTTTAAAAAGCACGTGCTTATATGGTGTAGTAGCATTAGGTTTATTACTATAATTAAAAAAACCTATCTCTTTAGTTCTACACCAAACACCATGACTAATACGGTAATGACCAGTACATATTTTTGACTTTGCTGGTATATCAACTAATGCAAATGTACCTATTCCGTGAATAGAAGATTCTTTACGTTCAACTTTATTTTTCATTACGTACGTAAAAAGTTTGGTTTGCAATCCAGCTAACTTTTTGTCTTAAGCAAGTTACGTTAGGACCAGGTATATGTCTATACGAAACTATTGATACATCTAGTTCTAACAATTTATCTATTAATTTTTTTCTTAAATCTTTAGGAAATAATAAATCATTTAACCAAACTAAGTCTCCCTTTTTAAACTCAAAATCAAATATGTCTTGTTTATAAATATCTATGTTAGATAGATCATGCTTTTCTACTAGAAAGTTTGCATAACCCAATCTTATATCATGCAAATCAAGACCTATAGTTTTTATATTAGGATTCTTTTCATTCCAATAAAAGTTCATCCATCCAATGCTACACCCTCCCACAATAAATCTTTTAAAGTTTCCCTCTACTTCTTCTATTACAGCTCTATAAGATTTATGAGGCGTCCATCCCCAACCAAATGAGGCAGGATAACCACGGACTTCATGAGGATTATTACTTTTATAGTCTTTAAGATCTTGGTATAATTTTTTATTTTTCATGTATGAAAAAATGATTACCGTTTTTACAGTATGTTGTTCTAATCTTATAAGTATCAATTGTATTTGGATGTGCGTATTTTTTTATATGTAACGAATTATGTAATATTTTTACGCCCTGCGGTAATGCATTATAAACATCTATGGCATTCTCCTTTCCAAAAGCACAAGCATGTAGTATAACATGGGTGGGTTTTAGTATTAAGTTACAAGGGTAATGATCATTTACTAACTCTAGCCTATCCTCTAGATTATATCTTTTCATAGACTTAATAGCTTTATCATACCTTTCTGGGACAGGTTCTACGCCTACACCTTTACAGCCTGCCATCATAATCAAGAAAGTTAGAAACTTTCCTGTTCCAACTCCCACGTCTAAGACTACGGACTTCTTATCTAATCCGAGTAGTTTAATTACTTTTTGATAATCTGTGATCTCACCATATAGATAGTTTATTATCTTAGGGTTCTTCTTAGCTTTGTTTATAAAGTCCTTATCTCTTTGTGTCAACATCTTGGTAAGTGATTAGATGAGGTCTTGCCCCACGGTTTCTGGATACATCTCATGCAACTTCTTGAGTAGCTCTCCTGACTTCTCATACTCTTCACGATCTGCCTCACTGTAATATAAGATCATATTGATTAACTGATCTTTCCTTGGTCCTGTGTCTGGATCATGTGCTAGTAGAGCAGTGACTCCGGTACCGTCATTCCACTCCTCCATAAGAATATCAAAAGTAGTTCTCTTAGTAATAACTAGGTAAGAATTATAAAAAGCATCTTCAACTATTCTATTTTGTAACGTTATCTTATCTATGTCTGATAGTCCGGACTCTTCATCAAAGAAGTCTTCATCTCTTGCCATGATTGTTGTTTTAGATTATATTATGCCCCAGCTCCTGCGAATCCTTCAGCTATTCCAATTAATGTATTAACCTCATCACAATTTAAAATTTTTAAGACTCCTGCATTTGGATCTATTCCTTTTATTATAACTCCTGCATTATCATCACAAATTTCTATATCCATTAGTACGGATCCTGCTTGTGATGGCTCAGGAGAACCTAAAATAGTTCTAGCTAAAATTATTGCTTCATCTAAATGTCCCATGATTATTGTTTTAAGTGTTCACACTATCAATATACAAAAATAAAAAAAACTTTCCTACCCATTTTTTTAAATTGTGTGTTTAGCATTGGCTAAGGGTCCTACTATACAGCTCCCCGGCTACAGTCCGGGACATGGTGTCCCCCTAACTAAATGTTTAATTAAAAAATAAAATTATGTCACAAACAAATGTTTTTTTCCGTAGAGTAAGAATCAATGCAGAGACTGGCACAGCCACAATCATCTGCTCTGATCAACC